AAGCAATGTCACCGATCCAGGGAATGCAGCGAATCACGTTGTGAGGTACAGGGCGAAGGGTGACGCTGGTATGGGAATGGGTGGCAGTGTTCCATCGTTAACAGTTGCTTTGCTTGAGGGCACTACTGAGCGTGCATCCAGTACAAACAGCAGTGTTGCGACTTCTTTTACGGACTATAACTTTAGTCTTTCGACTAGTGAGGCTAATGCTATCAGTGATTACACGGATCTTCGTTTAAAATTCACTAGGGCCGCTGCTGGTAGCGGACCCAGCATTACAATATCTCAGGCATATTTTGAATGTGATGATGCGAGTGGTGGAGGCAGTACAGCTTTACCAATGGCAATGAACACTTATCGTCAGATGAGGAATTAAGATGTTTTTGAAACAGAGCACAGCAAGTCAGGAAGTGGTTATCGGTCCATTCCTTGATGAGGATGACGGAAAGACAGCCGAAACAGGTTTAACCATTTCAAACACAGATATACGTCTGAGTAAGGCCGGTGCTAACATTGTTGCTAAGAATAGTGGTGGTGGTACGCATGACGAGCTTGGTTTCTATCAGATCACGCTTGACGCAACGGATACCAACACGGTTGGCGAGTTGTTGATTGCTGTGCATGAGTCGGGCGCATTGCCGGTATTTAAATACTGTTATGTGTTGGAAGAGGCCATCTATGATGCTTTATTTGCTGCTAGTGCTTCTGCTTTTGATAGCAATGCTCGTGTCGATGTGGCTAGTATCGAGGGTTCTGATGCCACCGATCAAATAAATGCAGCCTGTGATACTGCCTTATCTGACTATGACGCACCTACCAAAGCTGAAATGGACAGTGCTTTCAGTACGACCAATGGAAAGATAGATACGGTAGATGACTTCCTTGATACTGAAATTGCAGCGATCCTTGCAGATACTAATGAACTGCAAGTGGATTGGGTAAATGGCGGTCGTCTTGATCTTCTTCTCGACTCGGTTATTTCTAAAGTTGATGTTATAGACGGAATTGTAGACTCTATTCTGGTGGACACGGGAACAACCTTGGACGGCAAGATAGATGCCATAGATACTGTTGTGGATGCGATCCTCGTTGATACAGCGGTTATTGGATCAAATGGTGCTGGTTTATCAGCTATACCCTGGAACAGTAGTTGGGATTCTGAGGTTCAGAGCGAGGTAACAGATGCTCTGAATGCTTACGATCCTCCGACTAAATCTGAGATGGATGCGATGTGGACGACAGCACAGACAGAGAGCTATGCTAGCGATGGTTCTACTGCAACACCAGCACAGTTGTTGTATATGATTCTTTGTTCGGTTAGTGAGTTTGCTGTGTCCGGAACAACGATTACAGGTAAGAAGCTTGATGGCAGTACAACGGCTATGACATGGACGATTAATGATGCAAGCAATCCGACTAGTAGAACAAGGGCCAGCTAATGCCGATTAAGGATGTCATTGTTCCAGGTTTTATTGGGACAAATACTATCGAGTTTATCGTGACTCGCGGCATGGGTGCCGCAGCCACGACATCTCATGTGTATTCAGATCCTAATATACTTGTCGGTGATATGCATGGCGATGAGATGTATCGCAAGGGTGTTGCTATTACTGGTTACACTTTTTCAATCGTAAACAAAACAGACGGTTCCGCCATTACCAGCGGAACCGTCACAGCTAAGGTAACCAAGGATGGCGGTACTCAAGGAACCAGCACGAATAGTGCTGTTCATGAGGGTAACGGCCAATGGTCAATTAACTTAACTGCAACTGAAATGGATGCAGATATTGTAGGTGTTGTATTCACCCACTCGTCGGCTGTTCCAGAGTTCATAACAATAAGGACTCGGTAGTGGACAAGAAGAGGCCTGGATATGCACTTTTCATTGATCGCGTAAAGCGTGAAGGCAAGTACGATGAGTGGAAACGCTGGTACGACAAGCACAAGGAAGGGGGTGATTCTATCAAGAAGGCGACTTACAACGCCTGCCTGAGTATGGGTTATGCTGGCGCAGAATCTGAAAGGGAGAAACACGAAAAGTTTGTAAGGGATGAATCTAAAAAAGAGCATGAAGAGTGGCATAACTCTGAAATGCGTGCCAATCAGTTAGAAGAGGAGGAGATTGCAGTAATACAGGTACTGGGCGATTACGATATTAGTGAGTCAGACCTTCCTGAACATATTGCTTGGGTTTATCACAATCTTCACAAGTGCAAGGGTGAAGTTAACGAGTGGTTTGTAACTCCTGACCAGGCTCCTTCTCCTGGAGCCTGGTCCATGTTGGAATGGGCTGTGGGTAATCGAACTAAGTTCATGGATTCTGTTATTCGTGAACAGCTAAAGTTAAATGCTGCCAAGGATGTTGATGAGGGGATGAAAGCAGTTGAAAAGTCTATCGAACAAATAGATGAGATGCTTAGATCTATTAACAGGGAGAAAGCGAGTGAAAAGGCTTAGATGTTTATTTTTATTTACGGGTGTTATCTTCTTTAGTATTGCGTCAACACTTTACGGTTTGGAAGCTTACAAACAGTGGAAGAACGTGAAGATCATGATTGATATGCACGAGGGAATCAAACGGCAGATGGAATACTACGAGAGGAATACACCTCAAGATCCATATTCGGATAAGTTAACTTGAGCAAGTTATACGATCAGGTTCCTAAGGATTTAACTGGGAACTTGGAATATAGAAGGGATCTGCTTGCATGGGCTGATACCAGGGAAAGGCAGCGTGTGCTCTGGACTGCGTGCCATGAGGATATTTTGTTTTTTATTAATGCCTTTTGCTGGCTTTATGAGCCCAGGAATTCCAGGCTGGTTGGAACCACAAGCAACGTAATACCTTTTATTACTTACCCTTTCCAGGATGAAGCGTTCACCGAGATGAATGACATTCTTGGTGACAGGGATATCGGTATAGAGAAGTCTAGAGACTTAGGTGCAACCTGGATGTTTCTGACCTTGTTCTTTTACCATTGGATGTTTAGGGATTTCAGCAGTCTTGGCATTATGTCTCGTAATGCTGATCTGGTGGATAAGCCAGGCAAGAAGGATACGCTCATGTGGAAGCTGGACTTCTTGCTGTTGGGCGATGGTAATAAGGGTGGTTTGCCAGGATGGATGAGGCCACGAAGCACCTATCGAAGTATAATGTTGATGGAGAACCGAGATAATGGATCAACATTCGAAGGTGCGAGTACCACTGAAGATGCTTTCAGGGGAGGTCGCAAGAAAGCTATCGGGATCGACGAATTTGCAGCTTTCCCATCCGGAGACGACTATAAAAGCCTTGCAGCTGCTCAGCACGCAACAGACTGTCGCATATTTGTTTCAACCCCAAAAGGGGCGAGTGGGGCTTATTACGATGTAATGCATCAGCCCAGTAATATGCACAAAGTCATCCTGGACTGGAAGGATCATCCAGATAGGAAGCCTGGTTTGTATACAGCTACCGATGGTGTTCTTGAGATTTTGGACAATGATTATGTATTCCCTGAAGGATATAAGCATGTTCTTGATGGGAAGATAAGAAGCCCCTACTACGACCGTGAATGTTTGCGTCCTGGTGCAACTCCCCAGTCAATAGCACAGGAACTTGACCGTGACTACGGTGGGTCTGAGTATCAGATCTTTGGGAAGGATCTATATGAGAATGGCAAGAGAGGAGTTCTTAGACCGTACTCTCGCGGTGTTCTGCATTATGACCAGGAGACGTTGGAACCGGATTTTAATGAAACAGAAGATGGACCGTTTCTTGTTTGGTGCCACCGTGACTCAAGAGACTACCCTGTGGCTACAGGCCAGTATGTTATCGGCTGTGATATTAGTGCCGGTCTTGGCGGCAGCTATAGCAGTAATAGTGTTGCTTGTGTTGTTGATACTGTTACTGGTCAGCAAGTTGCTGAATTTGCTTCTAATACATTACGTCCGGAAGCATTTGCAGATCTTGTGCTTGCTGCCTGCAAGTGGTTCAGGAATGCCTATCTTATCTGGGAAATGAATGGTGCCCCTGGGGGTGCGTTTGGTAGGCAGGTCATCGAAAGGCAGTATGGAAATATCTATTACAGGGAAATGGATAACAGGTCCTACCGAAAGAAGACACGCAATCCAGGTTGGTTTAGTAGCGATAAGAATAAACTTGCCGTTTTAACCCAAATGTCAAGTGCTATACAATCGGGGGAGTATATGGTTCGTTCTAACAGATTGTTAGACGAGTGCCGACAATACGTTTATAAGGATGGAAAAGTAGTTCATTCTCGCAGTGTTAAAACGCAAGATGATTCTTCTAAGGGGCAGTCTCACGGTGACCGTGTTATTGCGGCTGCATTAGCTTGGCATGGAATAAAAGACAGGCCTGCTATTAAGAAAAATGAAGAGGAAACTACTGAAGAAGTGCCTTACGGGTGCATGGCCTGGAGACTCCAGGAGCATGAAAGCAGGAAGAATAAATTCATTACAAATGGCTGGTGATTATGAATCCTAACAGTGAATTAGATCGTGGAAGGTTATTAAAATCAATTGAAACCTCCCGAAGGCAATTGCGACCATTTAGGGAAATACGTTCCAAAATGGTACGAGATTACGTTGGTACTTATTATGGATCTGGCTCCACAAATGTGGAAGAACGCCAGGAAATAATAATGAACCTTATGTACCAAACAGCTGAAACATATACCATGTCCTTGGCTGCAAATCGACCGAGGGTTCTTGTGACTAGCAAGCACCCACAGCTGTCTTGGTTTTCCCATCATTTTCAGATGTCTTTGAATAACCTGATAGAAGAGGTTCACTTAGAAGAGGTGTTGAGATCTGCTGTTCTCGATGCCTTTTTCTGTTTAGGTGTGGTGAAAGTTTACACTGCTGATGCTGGATTAGTTCAGCTTGAGGGAACTGATGAGTGGGTTGATCCTGGTAAGCCTTTTGCTGAGTCTATCAGCCTTGATGATTTCTGTTTTGATATGCAGGCGACTCATTGGCGAAAGATAAGGTACGCACTTAATAAGTACCGTGTTCCCTACGAAAAGATTAAAAACGATCCTATTTACGATCCTGATGTTGTTAAGGCAATTAGTCCCTCTTCAGATCATCTTGATAACCATACTGGGGAAGATCCACTTCGCAACATGAATAAGGGTGACAGGCATGATGATGATCTAGAGCCCAATGTTGAACTGATGGATGTTTGGCTCCCTAGAGAGCAGCTTGTTGTAACTATGGTGACGGGAAAGAACCTCCCTCCTCTTTCTGTCATGGAGTGGAATGGCCCCGAGAATGGACCGTTCCATACACTAAGCTTATGCACAGATGTTCCAGACCAAATCATCCCCGTAAGTCCTGCGATGAATCTCAAGGGAATGAATGATATCATCAACGGTCTACTGCGAAAGCAGCGTCGCCAGGCTCAACGCCAGAAGGATATTCCTTTCTATCAGGCCGGTAGTGAG